GCTACTATGAATAGTGGTGTTGTACCCGCATCTGATGGTACGTAGAAACTCTCGTTTATTACTGAAACTTCTACTCCTGGTGATGTTAATGCCATTTTTCGTATTCTCCTTGCAAGTTGTACGTATACTAGAGTTATTTATTAGATCGTACGGTTTTGTTGACATAATTTACCGTTTTCGTGGTGCCTATATAGGCGACGTAAATACACACATGCAGTACAATGACAGACCTTTGTGTACGGAGTGTAAGACCAAACCCAGAGCCTATGCCTATAAAAGATATGGCAGGGTTTACTGGCGTAGTCGCTGTGATACGTGCATTAGGAAAAAAGCCGGTAAGCCAGTGGGAGGTGTGACTGCACTGCAAAGATCCGGATATAAAAAGAAAAATAAGTGTGAACTTTGTGGGTTCAAAGCACAGGCCAAAGCACAACTAGATGTGCTGTTTGTGGATGGAAATCTGAGGAATACCGGGGTTAGTAATCTAAAAACTGTTTGCGCCAATTGCCAAAGGCTGAGCAGTACCCGTAGACTTGGTTGGCGTGTTGGTGATCTTGTCGCTGACGATTAAGGCATCTATCTTGGCATATAGTTCTTCTTTTGTGCCATTGTTTTCAAGGACAAAATCAAACTCTTCTTTTGCCCATGCGTATTCTGATGTGTGTATGTTTTTGGGTTCTATGTTGCCCTCGGTGTAATTGACAAACCAGTCGGGATCCGGACCTCTTTTTACAAGGATAATTTTACCTCCATGTTCTCTAATTTGCCTTACTTCATTGGGAAACCTTGTGTCTGCTATCACTGTGTTTTGCCCCTTATACCTACCAATACAACTGTCAACCCAAATGCCGTCGTACATATGTCCACGCATAACTTCCGTGCCAAAGTACTGTAACACCCATCTTGGTGTCGTTGGTTTTCCAAATTTTTCACTCCAAAATTCATCAGGTTGTTCCCTCCAGTGCCTGCTTGATTCTGTATCACCCTCGAGCATACTCCTGTCCCAGTTGAACATTGACGCAACGGCATCCTTCAAACTTTTAGCAAAACTGTCTTTTTGGTATCCGTGCTTTTCTACAAGCCTGTCAGACACAGTGCCTTTTCCAGAACCTATTAAACCTACTACACCTATCAGCATAAGGTTTATTATACTATCTTTTTAGACGTTTTTCAATCTCTTTGATTGCTTCTTTGACAGATTTCAAAATGGTAATTCTTAGACTCTTCTTTTTTTGTTTCAATGCCTTTACACTCATTAATTCCAGTTCCTGCACCAATTGTTCTAGTTCGTCCAGTGTGAGATCAGAATAGTTCTTGTAATTGGGGTCTTTCATTGCACGGTATTTAAATGGAGTTTGTGTTCAATTAACCAATAACAAAACTGTGTGGTGTGCCACCTTCTTGGAAGTTTCCTATGTCTGCTTCCAGTCTCTCTATCTCTGCCTGGCCTTCGCTCTTGAGTGCATCACCGTTCAGTGTCGTGCCGCCCTGTGGTCCTGCGATGGTGTTGAATTTACCCCTCGCTTCACCTAACATTATCTTAGACACGGCAAGTGTGTAATCTCTGATCCATGGCTTACTGTATATGTCCTTGAACAGTGTGATGTCAGGTCTGTAGTTGTCCGTGTGCATTAAGACTGTTTCGTCGTCTGCCCTTGGTCTCTGTGTGATTGTTAATTTTTTAGTTGCAACGTCAAAATGAAATTGTATGAAACTTCCAAACATTTTACCAATCATTTCTTGGTATGATGCGAAAGCATAGTAGGTTGCTAGGCCACCTGTTGCTCCTGCCCTTAGAAGATAGGTGTTTGTGTATGCCAAGTTAAATGGTTCAAATAATGTACCGCCTTCTCCGCCTTCTGTTCTTGAACCAACTGTTCTCCTGTTCAGATTCCTCACGTTTATGATCTCATCTGGTAGGATATAACTGTTCTGATTTTTCTTTAGTTCAAGGAAAGCATACGATTCTTCAACTGCGTTTGAAGATCGCTGTCGGAATTTGTTCACGGCTCTTTCCAGTGCCGTTTGGTAGTGTTTTGGGTCTAATTCAACGTCAATCATCCCGTCACCGAGATTGTTCTTGACGTAATCGAAAATTTCTTGTTGTCCTGTTTGTAGTTCTGACATACTCATATTTATAGTCATTGGCTGTGCAATAAATATGTATGATATGCCAAGATTATCCATTTTTAAGCCTGAAAAGGGCAACGACTACAAGTTCTTCGATCGCAACATCAAAGAGATGTTTCAGGTGGGTGGCACGGACCTACACCTACACAAATACCTAGGACCCTACGATCAGGGTGATACAAACAAGGACGGTGATGCTTCACCCACGCAACCACAATATTCTGGTGATAGTCTAAACGAGAGAACCATACAAGATCTACTATTTCTAGAGAACAGAGATAGGAAATATTCAGACGACGTGTATGTTGTCAGAGGCATATACAACGTGCAAGATGCTGACTTCAATCTTTCTCAGTTTGGCATGTTCTTGCAGAACGATACTTTATTCCTAACAGTGCATCTTAATGACATTGTTGAAAGGATCGGCAGGAAACCAATGAGTGGTGATGTGATTGAATTTCCACACATGAAGGAAGATTATTCATTAGACGAAAGTGTGCCAATTGCACTGAAAAGATACTATGTGGTGGAAGACGTAAACAGAGCGGCGGAAGGATTTAGTCAAACTTGGTGGCCACACCTATTAAGATTAAAAATGAAAACGTTAGTAGACTCACAAGAATTCAAAGACATCATAGGCGATGCAACCACAACAGGATCAGTTGCAAGTTACATGAGCACGTACAACAGAGAAAAAACCATCAACGATCAGATTGTTGCACAGGCAGAATCTGATGCTCCTAAGGCAGGATTCAACTACAAACAATATTATGTTGCACCTATCGATGAGAGGGGTAACATCAGGACAGAAAATGTCAACACAGAAGCACAGAGAGCCAGCAGTGATAACACAGTGAACGCAACAATAGACACACCAGCAAGTTCACATTATGGCTTCTATCTCGACGGTGATGGTGTCGCACCAAACGGAAATCCTGCAGGTTTTGGCATTACATTTCCAACTTCCGGTGTTGATCAAGGAGACTATTTCTTAAGGACTGATTTCTTACCTAACAGGTTGTTTAGATATGATGGAACCAGATGGGTCAAAATTGAGGACAGTGTGAGAATAACTACAACGAACGATGATTCCAGAGCAAACTACAAAACAAGTTTCGTCAACAATGCTACGGAATCAACAATAAACGGATTAACAGTCAAACAGAGACAGTCATTGACAGATGCATTGAAACCAAAGGCTGACAATTAAGAATGCTACATTTTTACGAAGGACAGGTTAGGAAATTTCTCACTCAGTTTATTAGAATATTGAGTAATTTTTCTGTGGAGACAGGAAAAGGTAAGGATGACACAGTGCAGTTAAGAGCAGTGCCTGTGGTGTACGGTGACCCAACAAGACAGGTTGCAAACATTATCAGAAACAATTCAGAAAACGCACTACAGTACGCACCAAGGATAGCCGCTTATGTTAGAGAACTTAACTATGATAGAGAAAGGATGCAGAATCCTTATCACATAGAAAAACAGCATTTACGAGAAAGAGGCATAGATGCAGACGGAAACTATACCAACGAGATGGGTGCAGGTTACACGGTTGAAAAAGTGATGCCATCTCCCTTTAGAATGGAAGTATCGGCGGACATTTGGACAACGAACACGGATCAGAAACTACAGATCATGGAACAGATACTGTATCTGTTTAACCCAGACTTTGAGATACAGAAAACAGACAACTACATAGACTGGACATCATTAAGTTACGTCGAATTGACAGGGACAACATTCAGTAGTAGAACGATACCAGTGGGTGCAGATTCCGAGATAGATGTTGCCACGCTTACTTTCTCCATGCCAATATGGTTATCACCACCAGTTAAAGTTAAGAAACTAGGTGTCGTACAAAAGATCATTATGAGCATATACGACGATGACGGTGGCATAGCAAAAGGCTTGATAGACGGGGAACTAACATCGAGAAGTTACATCACCCCAAACAACTTTGGATTATTGGTTACGGGTAACCAATTAAGATTATTAGGATCAACGGGTACGAATGTAAAATCGGGTGGTGATGGATTCCA